CTGGGCTTTGCTGTAGATGTACTGGTTGACCGTGGTATCGCCCTCCCGGTGGTAGTTGTTGGCTGCTGCTGCCACCTGAGCGGTGCCGGAAGCAGCCACGCGGCTGCTGACCTTCATGTTGTCGCTCAACACCAGCGCGTTGGCCTGCCGCACCATTTCGGACAGTTTTTTGTTAGCTTCCTGCAGGGCGGCGGTGTTGGCAGCGATCACCTCGTCATGGCGGGTGTCCGGCGCGGGCACAGGAGTGCCGGTGCCAGAAGAGCCGGAAGAGCTGCCGGAGCTGCCATTGCCGGAGGAGCTGGTGCTGTCCTTTTTGGGCTGGTACTTGGCGATCAGCTCCGCGAGGGACTTCTGGTATTCCACGCCCAGCAGCTGCTTTTCCAGATCCGACATCTGGATAACGTTCTGGGCTTCGTTGATCTGCTTTTCCAGCTCAGCCAGCCGGGTGGCATCGGTGGCGGTTTTCTGTTCCAGCTGCGCGGATGCAAGCTTGTACTGGGCATCCAGCACCTTCTTTTCGAGGTCTGCCAGATCCTGCTCATACCCTGCGGCCAGCACCTTCTTTTCGGCTTCCAGCATCCCGGGGTCGTCCTTGGTCAGCTTTGCTTTCTCCAGCTCTGCCAGCTTCTTGTTGTACTTCGCGTCCAGCTGCTTCTTTTCAGCCGTCCCGGACTGCTCCGCATACTGGGCATCCAGCTGCGCCTGCGCCTTTGCATTTTCAGCTTCGGCCTTTTCTGCCGCTTTCCGCTCTTCCCGGTCCTTGCGGATCTTATCGGCGTAGTCAAAGGCGATATTGGACACGGGGTCAATTTTGCCGTCCCAGAGCCATGCAACGGAATTATAAACAGCGATCAGGCCGTTGATGATGTTGACAAAGCCCTGCAGATAAGCGCCGTAGACGCGCAGCAGACCCTCGAAAATGTAGGACATAAAGTCCCCGATACCGCCCCAGATGGATTTGACGCTGCTGGATGCGCTCTTGTTGGTGGAGATAAAGCTGCCCAGCGCGCCTACCAGCATCCCGATCAGGGAGACCACCAGCAGGATGGGGTTTGCATCCATGGCGATGTTCAGACCTTCCTGCGCACCGGTAGCCGCCGCTGCGGCAGGCACGAACTGCCCGACAAACCCTGCCGCCAGACTTGCAAGGTTTTTGAACACGCCGGACAGTGAGCCGGACAGCTTGCTCAGGGCGTCCATGGCGAAGGTCTGGATCTGGGTGCGCTGCTCCTTTGTGCAGGCGTTCCAGAAGTAGGCGGCAGACCATGTGGCGATGCTTTCCAGATCGCCGTCCTTGATCGCTTGGAGCAGGGTCTTGATGCTGCCCACGACATCGCTCTGGATGGACTTATTGATCTGCTCCCAGCTGGAATCGAGCTTTTCCGTGAACTGGTGAGTCAGCAGCTCTGCTGCGCTGGAGAACTGCGGCCCGGCATCCTCGATAGTCTTGCTGACGGTCTTGGTGCCGTCCGCAGCGATGGTGGTCACGGTCTTGACCGTGCGCTCTACACCGTCGATGATCTCGGTGCCGGTGGCGGTGATGGTCTGCTTCTGCTGGGTGGTGCCGTCCTTCAGGGTCTCGGTCACGCTCTGGGTGACCGTCTCGATGCCGTCCGCAAGGGTCGTTGCAGTGTTGGTGACAGATGCCACAACCTGTGCTGCGGCGTCCTTCGCCAGCTTCTCGTTGGTGGTCAGACCCTGTGCAAGACCCTTGCAGATATTCATGCCGATCTCGTCAAAGACCTTGGAGGGCGAGTGGATGCCGAGGAGGTTCTTGACGGAATCCACCATGCCCGCTACCTTGGACTTGACGCCGGACACAAGGCCGTCCCATGCACCGATGATACCGTTCTTGATACCTAAGACGATGTTGGTGCCGATGTTGCCCCATTCGGTGTAGTTGCCGTCCCAGACGCCCACGATCTTGGCAACGCAGGCAATGGCAGCTTCTCCAAGGTTTGCGATGCCGAGCAGGATGCCTTCCACAATGGCCTGCAGCAGCGATGCGCCGCACTTGAGCAGATCCGGCAGATGCGAGATCAGCGCCGCGGCGAACTTCGCCAGCAGCTGCGCTGCCGCGGTGATCAGCGCAGGCAGGTTGTTCTGGATGCCTACGATCAGGTTCTCCAGAATCTTAATGCCGGCGTCAAAAAGATCATCCGCGTGGTCGCCCAGATACTGGGTCAGCTTGATGATGATGCCGGTGGCGGCGCTCATGACCATCGGGATCTTCTGCGTGATGCCGTTCACCAGACTGCCTATGATGGTCACAGCAGCATCCAGCATGGCAGCAGGACCGTCCTGCGACAGAATGGTGGTCAGGGTGGAGATCGTCTCCGTTGCTCCCTGCGCCAGCACCTTCAGTGCGGGCTCCATCTTGTCGTAGATCGCCAGCTGCAAGCCTTCCAGCGCGGACTGCATGATGGTGACAGCACCCTGCAGGTTGTCCAGCTGGGTGTCTGCCATCTGACCCATAGCGTCACCGGCGTTGTCGATCTGGGTGGCCAGAGTTTCCCACTGCTCGCCCTGTGCTGCCAGCAGACCGTTCACGGCTGCGAGGTCGGTCTTATTGAACAGCGCATTGATGATGCTGTCCTTGTCGCCCTGCGTCATGCCGTCCATGACCGTATTCAGGTCGGTGAGGATATCGTCCAGCTGGCGCATATTGCCTTGGGTATCGTAGACCTCCAGCCCCAGCTGCTCCATGACCTCCCGGGCGTCCTTAGTGGGAGACTGCAGCGACAGAATGATATTGCGCAGGTGGGTGCCGCCTTCAGCGCCCTTGATGCCCACGTTGGCCAGCAGACCGAGGGCGGTTGTCAGCTCTGTGGTACCACCCTTCAGGTTTGCGGCGGTACCGCCGACCGTCAGAATGGCTTCACCCAGCTGGGCAACGTTGGCGTTCGCCTTACTGGCAGCCATAGCCAGTTTGTTGCCGAACTCGTCTACGTTCTGCTTGCTGGCTTCGATATTCAGCGAGGCCATGGCATCGGTGACCAGATCAGACGCATAGGCCAGATCCATGCCGCCTGCAGCAGCAAGGTTCAGCACGCTGGGCAAGACCTCGGCGGCCTTGTTTGCATCGTAGCCTGCCAGCGCCAGATAATTCAGCGCGTCCGCTGCCTGTGTAGCGGTGAACGCGGTAGTTCGGCCCATCTCCTTGGCGGTGTCGGTCAGGTTCTGGATCTGATCGACACTGGTGCCCATGGTGGCTGCCACCTGAGACATGGACGCATCAAAGCTCATGCCCACGCCGACAGAGACCTGCGCGAGACCTGCCAGCTTGCTGGTGGCTGTTTTGGCGAGATCCGCGATCAGAGTGCCGGCGGCCACCGTCATGCTGCTGAGCCCTTTGTTAAAGCCACCAGCATCCAGTTTGGTATCACCAGTTATCGTATAGTCTGCCAATGTGTCCACCTCTCTCGAAAAGAGCGCGGGCACAAAGGCACAGGCTGCTTAGATTTTAATCTCTACTTCCCGGCGGCAGGCCGGGTTTTTGCATTTGACCCACAGTCCCTGCGCGGTGGCTGCGGGCTCTGCCCATACTGGCAGGGGTCTGCCGCAGTAGGGGCAGGGGAGCGGCGCACGGTCAACGCTGCTGGAACCGCGCGAGGAAGGCTGCGTCGTGTTCGGCAACGGATACGGCACGCGGTGCACCCCCTTTCAGCCCCTGCGGGAGGGCGAAGAGCTCCCGCCGCTCCTCGTAGAAGCGGCGCTCCTCCGGGGACATTGCGGTCAGGTCTGCGGTGCGCCAGTGCATGATCTTGTGCATCAGGGTGTCCTCCGGCAGGCCGAGAAACAGCGCCCGGAAGCGCCACCAGTGCACCTTCTCACAGGTCAGGTCGATGCCATAAGCCTGCTGAAAGGCCGCCACGATATAGGAAGCGTCAGACGCATAGTCAAAGGCGACCGCATCGCAGCTTCCGGCAGCAGTGCTGCGCCGGTTTTCCGGTGTAGCTGTTTCGTCGCCAGCGTAGAAGCGGAGCATCGACTGGAAGGCATCCGCAGACTGCGGTGCGGGGATCTCTTCCCCGTAAAAGCGCTGGAATGCTCCCAGCGTGAAGCCGAGAGGGTCTTTTTCGGCAGCGCCCCGCAGATACTGATTTGCCAGCCATACCATAGGCCGGAAGTCAGCGTTGATTTTACGCCCCTCCCACACGGTCTCCGGGAGGGCGTCCAGCAGCAGGTCAGCCATTTTCCAGCGCTGCCAGCTCTGCCAGCAGCTGCTTGCGGCGCGCGGCCTTGTCCGGCTGCGCTGCCGGATAGCTCACCGAGGGCTTATGCTTGTGCTTGTTCTCGGCACGGCGCTGCGCACGGTTGCCCTGCACCGGCGGTACGGTAATGGCAGCCTGTGCGGTGGCCTTTTCGGCTTCGATCGCGGCTTTGAACTCAGTAGCGACCTGCGTGCACTTGCCCAGATCGCTGCCGGTCAGGCCGAGACGCTGCGATGCACCATCGCCCAGCACTGCATCAAAGTAATCCATCAGCACACGGCACTGGCTGCGCAGAATGTCAGAGTAACTTGCGTTCTCCTGCTCCAGCCGCTTTGCTTCAGCCTTGGCACGGCTGATCTGCTGCTTGGACGCAGCTTCCATGCGGTCGATGTCGTCCGCGTTCAGCGCGGAAAACTCAAACTCCAGATTGCAGATGATCATGTGATCTACCTCCTATAAAATGCGCCCCCGCCAAAAGCTGACAGGGGCGTTATCGGTTTGTACAGCGGGCTTAGCCGTGGTTCTCGGCAGTGTAGTCGAAGTCGTCCGGCACGCCGACGGCCTTGACGTCCAGAGCAAAGGTGGCGGCGGCACCGGCAGTGCCGCCTGCGTCAGAGTTGACGATCAGGGAAGCGCTGCCGCATTCGCCCTTGCCGGTGCGGACGCTGAAATACAGATACGGCACGATGACGTTCTGGCCGGAGCCGTACTTGATCGCGTGGCTCAGGACAAAATCCTGAAAGGCGTCACCCACACAGCGGTTGCCGTTGACCGACAGGGTGCGCTGTACGCTGCCCTTGGTGGTAACAGGGCCGGTGCGGATGAAGGTGTCGTCGGTGGTAGTGGCGTTCAGGGCACCGGAGTGCTCCTTGACGTGATCGGCGCAGACGATCCACTTGGCCTTTTCGGTCTGGGTCGCCTTGTCGGTCTGGATGGCAAAGATGAAGTCATCGGCTTCCTCGATGCCCTTGTAGTCGGCGCTGGGGGTGATGCCCTTCTGGGCTGCCAGCTGCGCGAGGGTCTCAGCAATGGTCATAGTTATCTCCCTTCCTGATAGTACTGGAGTTGAAGTTGAATTTGAAACCGGCAACTGTCGGTGTCTTGGCTCATAATGTAACCCGGGGAAAGGCAGATGACCTTTTCCGCGCGCTTTCCGGGTGCCAGCTCCGGCAGCTCGCGGGCTGCGGACTTGCGCTCTACCCAAGCGGCAAACTCGTCCCAGAACGAACAGTTTGCCGCTTGCTGCACGACCTCCGATGTGTAAGACATCCGGGAAGCGAGCACATAGTTGCGGGCTCTGCGGCTGCCCAGGAAAAACTGCTCCAGCACAGGTGCAGCCGGTGTAGCTTCCAGTGAGAACTGCACAGGCTCTGCGCCCAGATACTCAATGGAGAAGGCCACATCTCCGTCCCCCAGCGCGTTTGTCAGGGGACAGGTAGCCAACCAGTTGAGCATAGCCTGAATATCGGCGGTGTCGTTCACTTGGTTACCTCCTTGGCGCGGGTCTTGACAAAGGCGATGAATTCCTCCCGGTGGTCATTGACGCAGCGCTCGCCCCAGTAGGGACCGCGCCCGTCCTCCCGGACGCCCTGCCCGCAGGGGAGCCGGTAATACTGGGCTGCTGCATAGGGCGTGGTGTGCCGGATCTCGCCGCTGCCCAGCACGGTGCTGATCTTGGCGCTGCCTGCCAGTGCACCGGTACGCTTGGGAACATAAGGGGTCACCAGTCGGAGAAACTCGCCGTCTGCTTCTTTTTGCAGGCGTTTAAAGCCTGCTTCGGTACGGGACTGGAAGTCCGGCGACCACTGGATGCCCAGCTTGATAGGCTCGGCCATCAGGTTACCTCCACATACCAATGCGGGCAGCGCCCGGTGCGGTTGTCCTGCACACTGGTCACAACGCCGGTGCGTCCGCTGGGCAGTTGCACCTTGTCCTCTGGTGCCAGCGTCCAACAGGAGACGCGCTGCGCGTTCTCTGCGGCTTTGAATGCCACCGGGGTGAGGAATGTGCTTGCTGCATCTACGGGCGCTCCTGCGCCGCTCTGCGGGGCTACAGTGGTGTGCCCTGCAAAGATGCAGATCTGGGTGGTGTTACTCGGGTCAAAGCCATTACCGGAGCTGGTGCGTACACCGGATACCTCGCGGCAGCTTACACCGGACAGTGTGACTGTGTAGCTGTTGCTGCCGGTGCCCTGCCGGATGCAGTGCGTAAGGGTGACACTTGCGTTTGCGAGAAGCGGTTTTCTCATAGCGTCCTCCCTCAACGTCTGCGGGGCGGACGGTAGCTTGCGCCCCGGTACAGCATCCAGCGGGTGGCGGGCGCGGAGAGGGTCTGCTCTACGATCCGCAGCTGCTGTGTGCCCAGATACGCCTGCTTATCCATCCCGGTCGCATAGCTTTCGGTGTATCCGTGGTTGCTCACGCTTGTTACACCGTCCCAGTCCGTGCCAAGCCCGGCGGCCAGATGCACCAGCCTTGCCTGACACTCCCGGAGCGCGCCGGTCTGCTCCTCGGTGTCGGCCAGAACGGCAGTCCAGCGGGTCGCACCGAGAATGAACAGCGCGGCGTCACCAGCCAGCCGGGGAAAGCTGGCCATGGACAGCGCGTCCTCGGGATACCGGCTGGCATATTCTGCGTAGGTCAGCCAGTTGTCCATGGTTTAGCCCTCGATAAAGTTGGCCTTGGGGATGCTGATCTTGCCCATGCGGACGTTCTTGTGGTCGAACTTCAGCTTCCAGTTGGCCGCATTGGTGAACTCCTCGTCCGTGGGGGTCTCCTTCTGGATGCTGTCAGCATCAAAAGAGATGCCGTTGGGATGCAGGATGAAGGAGCGGTTGTTGTACAGAATATCGGTGCCGCCTGCCTTGGCTGCGTCGTACTCAGTGGAGTCCGGGGTGATGACCTTGGGATTAGCGGTCAGCACGGAGCCCTGACCCAGCAGGAAGCTGTTGTAGTTGGTGCCGTCGTCGGTGCCACGGTCATTCTCGATGACCACCAGACCGTTGATGGTGGGCAGGCTGACTTCCTTCTGGAGCACATTGGTGATGGTGTACTTGTTGTAGTTCAGCAGGCCCATCTTCTTGTACTCGGCCATGATCTTGGAGTGGACCACCAGCAGGCCGAACTTGCCGGACATATCGCCCAGTGCTGCCTGCTGCACGTCGATCAGCTGGTTGGCGGTAACGCCGCCGCTCTTGACCGTCAGAACATGATTCTCCAGACCGGAAACGCCCAGAACGGCGTTGACCAGCTTGACCAGCAGACCCTGCTTATACATACGCCAGTAGCGGCCAGTGTTGCGTGCCACAGCTGCCATGGGATCGGCAGAGGTCAGCTCACGGGTCAGCTCGAGCGCTTTCCAAGCCTTCATGCGGTCAATGCGGATCCAAGACTGCTTACCGCCTGCGATCTCGGTGGGGACGTTGTCGGTCACGCCGTCACGCACCAGCGGAGCATCGGTGTCAGGATCCAGCGGGTTATAGAAACGAATGGTACCCATCACGCCGCCGTTGTCCAGCGAAGCGGCCAGGCTCTGGTCGGTTGCCAGAATGCCGGAGGCGAGGATGGAATCGGAGAAAGTGGCTTCCTGATCCACAAAGCCCTGATAGACCTCGGGGTCAAACGGGAAGCCGCCAAAAGTACCGGTAATGGCCATAGAATTGTTACCTCGTTAGTGTCGTGCAGCCCGGATCTGCGCCGAGAGCTGCTGGAAAAGTGCCGGGTTGCGGGTACGCAGCGCCATGCGCTCTGCGCCGCTCATCTGGAGAAACTCCTGCAGGGACGGCTGTGCACTGCCGCCCTGACTGCGGGGCTTCGGGACGATGATGGGATTACCCTGTGGTTCGTTGCCCGGCTGCGGGTCTGTGCCGCCATCCTGCGGGGCAGGGGAGCCCTGCTGGAAAAGATACGGCTTGTGAGTTTTGAGTGCGGCGAAGGCGTTTTTGACATCCTCAGCCTGATTCTTGCTGTCGCGCAGTGTAGCTCTGTTCGGCAGCAGCGTGATAGCATCCTCTTCGTCCAGTGCGCCCGCTTCGTGAGCAGCAGCGCGGAGCACGCCGGTGAAGGCAAACTCCGCAGCCTGCTGCGTCAGCTGGTTGGTCAGGTCACTGATCTGACTGCGCAGATCGTTGACATCTACGCCCTCAAAGGCTGCCAGACCCTGCTGTGCGGTGGTCAGCTGCGCCTGCAGACCCTGTACAGTGGCCTGATGAGCGGCTGCATCCTGACCATGCAGGCGCATGATCTCGTTGATCTGCTCCTCGGTCAGACCCTCGATGGCTCTCAAATCCTCACGTTTCATTGTGTTACCTCCCGGTGGGCCTACAGCATTGTTGACGCGCTGCCGTGCGCGTGGCCCTGCACCTCTCTGACACCGGGTGCGTGGTGTGATCTGTGTGTTATCGTACCACAGCCGTTGGGCAAAAACGTTATGAGTTGCCGAGCATACAAAGCATACGAAAACCATATAAATCCCTCACGCGAAGGATATAAGGCTATTTATATACGCGTGTATTCTTATTTTCTTCTGTTCAGGGTCTTTATAAGAGATTTCGTATGTTGTTGTATGTTAAGTGGCAAAAAGCCGCATCACGCCTAGGTTTTTGGCTGCATACAAACCGAGACGGGTTTGTATGTTGATAAATGTTGCAATCAACTAAATTTTTGTTGCTTTCGTATGTTGCAAAAGAAGCCCCGCCCGGGGAGGCTCGTTCTCCGTGTGGCGGGGCTTCTTTGCCGTGTAGCGGTTATTCCTCTTCCGGGCTGATGATGAGCCGGGAGCCGTCCGGCAGAAGGAATGCCAGCTGCGCACCGCAGATCGTGGCGGCTTTGGCGAGGTCTTTTGCCGACCAGCTGTCCCGCCGCAGCTTGTTATTCATGGCCTGCGGGGTGGTCATGCCGAACGCTGCGGCGAAGGCTGTCTGTTCGGTGCTGGTCAGCTCTAACAGGGCTTTGATCCTTGAGGATGTGGTCATTTTAAATCGCTCCTTTCTGCCACAAGGATACGACTTGCCGGGGCAAAAGTCAACAACTAAAAGAAATTGAAAAACAAATCAAAAACAACTTGACTTTGTTTCTACGCAGAGGTAATATACGGCTACCGGAAGAGTCCCGGGATAAAAAATAACGGAGGAAAACGAAAAATGGTTAAATTGGAGATTGTGTATCAGGTGGTCGGCAGCCACGACAAGATCGTGACTAAGCGTCGGGTGTTCAAAACCCAGGCGGCGCTGGAGCGCTTCGCACTCCGTATGGTCGATCAGGATAACTTCGTAGGCATTCTGGCCTACGCTGGCAACTAAGGAGGACTAAACCATGAAGAAGAAGGAACTGCGCGGCCATCTGGGGACGCTGGCGTTCAATATGGACTCTCAGTGGTGCGTCATGCACCGGGAGGACCTGCCGGAGCCGACCCGGCTGTGCGCCGAGGGTCAGTACCAAGGGATGATCTTCGCCCTCACCGCTCTTGGTGGCGACTGGGTACGGGATGCCAAGGGCAAGCACCGGGTGTTTCTGATGGGCGAATCCAGCCGGGACACCGACGAGTACACGAACAAGGAGGACTGAACCATGAAAGAACGTGCATTGACCTACGACCAGTTCATGAAGCTGGCCCGCGAGAACTACGATAAGGGCGGCGATGGCTATGTCGAATGCTGGGACGAGCGCACCTTCGCCTACTTTGTGAAGGAGTTCGGTCCGATCACGAGGGCCAGCGCGCTGGATGCTTTTGCACAGGCGCTGGATCAGGAGAAGGAAGAGCGGGCAATCGCCCAGGCAGCCATGAAGGGGGAATGGTGATCGTGTTCAATATCAATGATATGGCAAGCCTGCGGGCAGCCTACAGTTTCGTTCGTACCCTGAGAGAAGTCACTGTTCCGGTGGAGAACGTAGCTCGCCGGGACAGGCACATCGCCGATGTCAAGCGCGAAATCCGGGAGTTCACCCACCGCCCGGCACCTGACAGCCGCATTATCGAAGAGCACGGCATTAATGGCTACATTGAGCTGGTGCGGCTCCCGGACGAGCTGGACAAGGTCAATGAGGACGATGCCGCCGAGTGGTTCCAGGCAAATCGCTACTATGAGTTTCGCCCCACACCCTATGACTGTTCCGGTCAGCGTTTCACAAACTGGTACAAGCTGCACCGCCGCTGTGGGCACTGGTTCGCATATCATTCGGTCAGCTTTGATGTGTAATCAAAAAGGAGGACAAAATCATGAAAACAAGCACCTTCAACCGCATTTTTGAGAATGCCCGCACTGTGAACATCCAGAGCAACGAGTGGTTTAACTATGCCGGGTTCTTCTGGATGCAGTGCACTGAGCACCAGCTGTCGAAGATGCGGGAGCTGCTCCGGGCACAGGGCTGCAAGACCGTGCAGAAGGACGATGGTGTGTGGTTCGCATTGGACAAGGGCATTCTGATTAAGGCAAATTGAGGAGGGGTAATCTATGAAGACGGTCAACTGGAAGGTGTACAACGAGGCGCTGGGTGCGCTTCAGGCGCAGTTCACTGAGTGGGACTGCATTCGGATTTTCAACACCAACTTTGCCCGGCAGGGCACACCGGTGAAGCTGGGAGTCCAGTGGGGCTCTCTCGGGATCAAGAGCCCGGCGGAAGCTGCCGAGTATGCAAACCGGATCCTCGACGCTGCCATGGCGGCAGAGAACTTCGTGTACAACGGCTATGTGGTGGACTACGGCGGGGGTGATCAGTGATGCGTGGATTCCGTGCAGAGATGGGCGGTCAGCTCTGGCATGAAGGCCAGACCGAGCGAAACGGGCACGTGTTCCGGTGGGAAGCCAAGGTTTACGCAACTGGCAGCCAGTTCGGTATTAACGGTGGCAGGGTCTCAAAGCTCTGGATCGCTGAGCTACCTCCCGGTGAGGTTCGCTACTGGCAGGAGGTTGCCTGCTTTGACCGTGGCTGGTGCACCCGCCCACTGACCCCGGCGGCAAAGGCTTTTGTGGATGAACTGCTGGAGCACTTCAATTGAATTACTCAATAAAAAAAAACGCCCTGAAGGTGTATTCCTTCAGGGCGTTTTCGCTGTATGTTTACCGGACCTTCTCGATCTCGCCAGTTTCGATGTTTACAAAATATTCGGCCAGCACAGTTCCGCTGCCCAGCACCTTTGCGTCGTGCTCTTCCTTGGCTACGTACTCCTGAACGGTCACGTCCAGATCACCGCCCATCACCATAATTTTTGTGGTGGTGTTGTAGTTGAAATTGACGATGAAGTGAATCTCGCTGTCACTCGTGAAATACTGTTTGTAGTAGTCCAAGGCATACTCGCTCATGTCGAGATTCTCGGCGATGCAGGAGATACGCCAGTTTCCAGTGGCGTCATTCCGAACTTTAGTCACGCTGAAATTGACGCCATCCAAGGGCGAGGACTCTGCGCTGGTAGAGTCCGTCTCCGGTGTAGCGCTCTCGCTTACAGAACTGACTGGGGTGCTGGACGCTACGCTGCTCGCGGTGCTGGAAGCGCTGCCGCCGCCGGCCGTCAAGCTGAATGCCAGCGCGAGCAGGACAATACCCGCCCGGACAAAGTTCTTGATTTTCATAGATGAAACCTCCTTTATTCTGGCCTGAATTATAGCACAGCCCATTCAGGAAGTCCAGCACGGCTTATTTTCTCGTTTGAGCTGCTGCGCTGGCTGCTTCACTGCGGCCAAAGCCGGGCACGCTCTCTCGCAACTGGTACTGTTGCAGCCCGGTCTGGTGGAGGAAGTCCTTCATCTTTGCGCGGGAGGCCGCCAGCTTTGCCGCTGCGGCCTTTTCGGCATCCTTTTGGCCACTTTCCTTTGCCACCAGAAAAGCCCGCTTGTCGGCGCGTATCCGGCGCTCCTGCGCACGCTGCATCTGGGTGGCTTTGTATCGTCCCAGTTCTTTGCCGTTATAGGTGACAGTCGCAGCATTGATGGCAGCCAGCCGGTCAGCGGTGTAGCTGCGCTTGCTGGCACCCTCCCAGTACATACTCCAGTTGTGGGCACAGTTGGCACCCATAAAACCGCGCACATCCCCGTAGCCGATGTCGCTCAGGGACAGGTACCCGTGCTGCCCGCTGCGGCTGACGATCTGCCCCTGCCACCAGCTGTGGTTGGTCAGGTTTTGCCCGCCATCTCCGGTGCGCGCACCCACATGGGCGTCCAGTTCCATCAGGTCACACTCCAGCTGATCTGCGTTAAACCGGGTGATCTCCCCCGCGGTCTGGTTGATGCCTGTCCGCGTGGCGCGCAGGACCACTACGTCCAGCGTATCGGTATGCCCGCTGGGGTAGGTGATAGCCCCCACGCCCTTGGCTGCCAGTTCGTTGAGCGCCCGGCGGGCGGCGGCGTCGGAGCTGAAGGCACCGCTGGCTGCATCCATGTGCGCCATATCCAGATAATAGGCCAGCTGCCGCTGGGTGGTCTCCACCATGTTCTGGTTGCCCATCACAGCGCGGGTCTGGGTCAGGTTGTACAGGGTGTTCATGGTGCGTCGGTAGCCGCTTTCCAACAGCTGCTGCGCTTCTTCGTTCTCGCCCAAGGGCTGCAAAGCGCGGCCTGCTGCGGCTGCATCGGCTGCGTCCTTGGTGTATGCCTGCTTCATTGCATGGGCAAATACAACAGCTTCCTGCGGGCTCAGCTCCTGCACGATGACCTGCATCTGCCGCAGCAGGTATGCCCGGCTTGCGCCCAGCGCCTGCGCACGGAAGCTCTGCCACTCTGCGGTGGAGGTGATGCCGCCCGCTTTGATGATCCGGCGCACCATGTCCCGCAGGATGCGCTCCTCCAGCTCGTCCCATGGAGCGGCCATCAGTCCGGCGTAGCCGTTGACCTCGTCCGGGGTCAGCATGGGCGCACCTCATGCTTGCCGCCTGTCTGGGTCACCGTGAAGCCCAGAAGCCCGGCCATGCGCACCGCTTCGTGGTACTTTTCCCATAGTGCCGGGCTGCGCAGGACGCGGGCGTTCGCCATCAGCCAGTCCAGCCGGTCAGCGGCCTTGTTCATGCGTTCTGCTTGGAGCGCCTTAGCCGTCGCCATTGTCGATCACTCCCTTCAGGATGTCCACAGCGCCGTTCTCCCGCTGGATGGCCTGCACCGCCAGTGTAGCGGTCTTTTCATCCTCGCCAAAGAAGTGCTGGCGGTACTCTGCCTTGCTGCGCAGACCCAGCCCGACCTCTTGCTGCCACTGGGACATCTCGGTCAGGCGGTCAAGAATGATGCTGTCGTCCCACTTGAACGCAACGCTCACGCTGCCCCTGCCGGGTGCGTCCTGCACATGGTCTGCCCAATAGTTCAGGGCGTCGATCAACCCGCGCAGGGCGTCCTCCAGCGCTGCCTGAAGGTCGGAAACAGTGGCGTACAGCTTCTGCTTGCTGTTTACGATCTCGGTGGCAGTCTTTTCTACGTCTGCCACCTGCGACAGAACGCCGAAACTCAGCCCGGCGTGACTCTCTACGTTGCGCAGATACTGGTTCAGACCAGACAGATAGCTGCCGTCTCGCAGTGCGGGCGCATACACCTGATAGAAAGGCTGACCGTCCACGATGCCGGTGTTGACGTTGATGCCATGGAACAGCCGCTCCCGGTGGTGGGGCGCAGTGCTGTCGATAGCTTCGGGTGGAACGCCGTATTGCCGCAGCGCTTCAGCCTTGGACAGCTGCTGCCCGGCGGCACTGGGCTTGAGAAACTTCTCGTCTGTATCCACGGCCAATTCGCCGCCCTCGTACTCCCAGTCCAGCCGGGTGTACTGCTCGTCTGCATCGATGATCTGCTTCCGGGCAGGCTCGAACATGGCCGCTCCCAGTTCGCTGTCTGGCTCAATGCTGTTGACAATGGGGGTCACAAAATAGCCGACCGGGAGCTTTTCCAGCCCGGTCAGATATGCGACAGGCTGGATCTCGTCCCACTCCGGGCGGATGCTCAGATCCTCCGGGCTGCCCAGGCTGTCCTGTGTTGCGCTGCGGAAGACGAGGTTTACCACCTTGATGCAGGGAAACTGTGTAGGTGCTGCGAGGTCGTAGTCCTCCAGCTGCTCCAGTTCAGCATCCCGCAGATCCTGTCGGCGTTCCAGAACGTGCATCCACTCCAGCCGGTGGTAGTAGTTCTCGTCATCCTGAATGGTGTCGATGAACACGCCCTCGGTCAGGTTGTCCTCTACGTCGTGGGCTACGGGGAAATACCGGGATGCATTGCAGAAGGTGACCCCCAGCTTGCTGCCGCTCTGGTAGGGCTTCCAAATGCCGCTGCCCAGCGCCAGCGCCACCGTGAAGATGCGCCGTCTGCGGGGCGTAATGACCCGCTGCAGCTGGGAGTTGATCCAGTCTGCCCGGGCGCTGCCCTCCACCGTGACCTCCAGTTCCAGCGTGGTCAGACGCGCCAGCTCGGCACAGATCAGGGCGGGCAGATCGAGCGTCAGCGTCTCCGGGTTTTTGTCCAGTGGTAGACCTTCGATGGCTGCATCGTACCACTCTTCTATGGCGCGCTGCATCCGGTCGGTGACGAGGGTCTTGCAGCCGATGATATTTTCGATATCTGCGTGGTTTATCATGCGTTCTGTACACCTCTCTTTTGCCAGACATCCTCCATGGCGTATCTGGTCATGTCGATGCTGTGGTTTGCGGCATCGACATACCCGGGCATCACCTCGCCGGTCTTTTTGTCGATGGCATATTCATACTCAGAAAACTCCCGGGCTGTCCAAGGGCAGCGCTGGGGATCTATAACGATCTTTGCACGGCTTTGCAGCCACTTCATGCCGTCGGTGACGGAGGTGCCGCCGTGAGCGGCGTACTTCCGGCAGCCCCGCAGTCGGTAGAAGCCCAGATCCCGCAGTGTAGCGATTGAACGGTTTCCCGCGCTGTCTGCGATGATCTCTTCGTTCAGGTGCCGTTTCAGTGCTTCTGCCAGCTGAGCATCAGTTTCCTTTTGGGCGCGGTGCTCCTCGAAGATGTATAGGGTCTTTTGTGCGTGCTGATATGCCATGCCGCCGAAGTGATTCGGGTCAGGGTACCAGCCGAAGTCCAGCCCATAGTAACGCCGGTCAAACCCGGCGATCTCTTCACTGGTGATGGGGCGCAGTTCCAGATTTTCAAAGACAGCGGTGCCGCAGCCTACCACTTCGCCCAGATACTCATGGGCGTAGGCTACCGGGTCTCGCTGCTTCAGGGTCTCTGCATCGTCAAAGAAACGAGGACCCAGCCATTCCGGCGGGGTAGTCAGGTAGGTGGTGTGGTGCCGGAACTGCTTGGGCTTCGGCTCCCGCTTGTACCGGTTGACCCAGTGCCGCGCCATGGCGGGGGAGTTGAAGGTCTTAAAGGAAAAGCTGAAAGGACCGCCACGGAACACGGACTGCTCCACGTTTCGGATCTCCTCCGGTCCATCGTACTGGTCGAACTCTTCAAAGTGCATCACACCGAAGTAACCAAACGGCACGGCGATGGATTTCAGCTTGCCGGGGTCATCCAGACCGTAGAACTGGATGGTCTGCCCGGTGGGGATATAGGTTAGGGTGTACGGCTTTTTGGTCTGCTTCCACAGGTGCCGGATGCCCATGCGGTCAATGACACGGTTGTACTCCGGCCAGACGCTGGTGGCGATGGTGTTGCCGACCTTGCGCAGGACGACAGCGTGGATGTTCGGCACCCGCATAATAAGCAGCACCACCTCGGTGGCTGCAAAGGTGGACTTGAGCGAGCCACGCCCGCCATCGCCCAGATACTCGTTATACTCCCCAGACCAGATGGCCGTGTGAGCGGCGTAATACTCAGGGATGATCAGGCTGCTCAGTCTCAGCTGCTGCTTGAGAAGGTTTGGGGGTCTCCGTCTTTGGTATGTCATCCACAAACACCACCTTTCCGTCGTATCCGCGCAGCTCTGGGTGTTCTGACCAGTGCTCCGGGTCACGGTTTTTCAGGTAGAAGCACATCGCGCCAAGATCGCCGCTCTGGGCTTTCTTGAACAGGGCATTCTCCACGCTGGCCAGCGCGGCTTCTGCTCCCACGCTGACTGCGTTGGCGATCCGTGGGTCTTGGGTGCACCAGCGCCGGAAAGTGCGGGTCGGTACGCCGATCTGCTCGCAGATCTCTGCCTGCGTCAGACCGTGCATGGCCAGCCGCTGCAAACGCAGCAGGCCGCTGGGGCTGTTCCATTTGCTGATTTGAGATTCTCGCGCCAAGGTTTCACCTCCGGTATAAGAAAACGGCACGCACTGGTTCCACTCTGGAGGAACCCTGCGGGCGGAGGATGACCCGAGTGCGTGCCGTTTTGGCTAAGATAAAAGCCGGGGCAGGAAAGGAGTAGTGAGACCCGCCCCGGCGGGGGAATGGTTATTTCAGGCGGACTGCTTTTTCGCCGGTGAAGTCCTCCCAGCGTTTGACGATCACGTCCACATAGCGCGGGTCGTACTCCATGGTGTAGCACTTCCGGCTCAGCTGTTCGCAGGCAATCAGCGTAGAGCCGCTGCCGCCGAACAGATCCAGCACGGTCTGCCCGGGCAGGGAACTGTTTTTGATCAGCCTGCCGCAGAGCACCACCGGCTTCATGGTGGGGTGCTCTGCATTGCGGGGCGGCTTATCGCAGCGGATGACGCTGCTGGGCTTCTGGGTCAGCAGCTCCTGCGCCTTGACCGCCCACTCCAGCAGCTCGTCCTTCTTCATCTTGCGCAGATCCTCGGGTTTGGCGTCATCGATGACAGTGGTCTGGCTGCGGTCGTTGATGAAGTAATGGTTTGCGCCGGGCTTCCAGCCGTATAGGCAGGGCTCATGCTGCCACTGGTAGTCGCTGTGGCCGAGAACAAGGCTGTTCTTGACCCAGACCAGACAACCGTGCAGCCCCCAGCCTGCTTCCCGGAACATTGCCCGGAATGCTTCGCCCTCCGTGTCTGCGTGGAAAATGTACGCGCTGGCTCCGGTGCGGCAGGCATCGAAAGCCCGGCAGTATGCCTGAAGCAGGAACTGCCGGAACTGGTTTTCTGCCATGTTGTCGTTCTCGATCTTCTTGCCGTTCGAGCCTTGATAGTTCACGTTATAAGGCGGGTCAGTGAGCAGCAGATCAGCCAGCTGGCCGTCCATCAGCTGCTCCACGTCCTGCGGGCTGGTGCTGTCGCCGCACATGACCCGGTGATCGCCCAGCAGCCAGAGGTCTCCCCGCTGGGTGATGGGCTGCTCCGGGGGCTCTGCGGTGAAGTCGTCCTCCTTGACCTCCTCGTCGATCTTGATCTGGAGATTCAGACCAAAGTCGGCCATGTCGTAGTCAATGCCTGTCAGCTCCTGCACCAGAAGCTGCAAGTCCCACTGTGCCACCTCGCCGGTGGAGTTGTCTGCAATGCGCAGCGCCTTGACCTTCTCCGGGTCCAGCTCTGCCGCCACGATGACCGGCACCTCCTGCAGTTTCAGCCGCCGGGCGGCCTTGTACCGGGTGTGCCCGGCGATGATCACGCCGTCCCTGTCCACGATGATGGGGGACTGGAAGCCGAACTCCCGGATGCTGTTGGCCACGGCTTTTGCGGCTTCATCATTGCGCCGGGGGTTGTTGTCATAGGGGCGGATCTCGTCCAGCCGTTTGTACTCGATTTGGTGTTTCACACGCTCCATGCAATCCCTCCGGGCAATAAAATAGGCTCTCTGGCAATTGTACCAGAGAGCCTAGGGTAAAAACGTTATGACTTACTTTTTGGCTTTCGCCTTGGTGGTCTTGGGCTTGGCCTTGGATGCCTTGGACGCTTTGTCCAGCTTGGCATAGGGGTCTTTCCAGCCCTCGGGGAGATCGCGCTTGTCGATGTATCCGATGTGGGCATCCCACTCCATGGCTGCCACGGAACGGCAGTCCCGGAGTTCGCCGGGGGTCTTGGCCTTCTTGCGAAGTTCAGCTTCGCGGCGGTCAATCAGTGCCAGGGCTTCATCCGAAGAACGGCGTTGCATCATTTCTTTTTCAGTCATGTAAAACTCCTTTACCAATTCGGGGTAATCTGCTGTCTGCCCTTGATCGTCTTGCAGATCGTCAGGGCTTTGCGACTATATGCCACTTTGTAGCGACCGGTGTCATAGGCATTATACCCGGAACTGGTCAGCCAGATCGTTTTTAATTCGCTGGCACCCCACTTGGTACCAGTGTGATTGCTGATGAGGTATTTATAGGTTTTAGGATGCTTGTTCTGGAAGTCTGACTGCGCCTGAAACAAGTCGGAAAAAGTTGCAATCTTTGCGTTTTTGTTTAGGAACATCTTGACCTGCGAACCGTTGTAGCCTGCGTAATTGCGGGCATTGCCCGCCGCGTCGGTATCAAGGTATGTGCCACTTCCGTGGGTGCCAAAAGATGCAAACGCCGTGTCACCAGTTTGCAGCTGTCGCAGTGTTTTTACTGCCGTTGCTGCGTTGCCGTCATAGGGTACGTCACTGTGGTACAGTTTATCTGCACCTGCTTTACGACGGGCTTTGCCAAAGGCCACATCATCCAGAACGTCGGGCTTCTCGTTCGCCAGACCGGTGGCATTGAGCCAGCGCTGGCAGAAGGTGTCGTTTTGGGTACGGTCGGTTGCGATAGGCTGTGCAGCAATCGCTTTGACCGTATCCAGCGCATCCTGATCGCTCATCTGCATCAGGGCTGCGGGGTTGCCCTTGATCTGCGCCAGCAGCTGCTGCTCCCGGGTCTGGGGTGCTGCCGGTGCGGCGG